ACGCCCAAGATTTGCGATCAAATTGAACCCTGTGATGTATTTGTTAATAATGCTCAAGCTGGATATTCACAAACAGAATTGTTATTTGAGATGGCAAAACGATGGACGGGCACCGGGAAACGTATAATCGTTATCAGCACAATAATGACACAGCAACCTGTTAGTGTATTGCCTGGATTAGAAATGGATCAATATCGTGTTCAAAAGGTTGCATTAGAAGAAGCAGTCCGACAGATTAGACATAGACATCTTGGCATAAAAATTACACTAGTTCGCCCAGGATACATAGCAACTCAACCCGGACACACAGTTCCGCCAGCAGCAGATGTTAATAACTGGGCAAAAACATTATTAGACGTTCTGGATATAGCCGGAAAGAACAACTTAAACATACCAGATATTTCGTTAGGACCTCAATGACACCTAAGGAATTATTAACTAATAAATCTTTCTGTCCTGTGCCATGGACCGGGTTTCACATTGATCCAACTGGCACAGTTAAAAATTGTGTTTGTAGCTTTAAAAATATTGGTAACATTCGTGAACAATCTATCAATGAAGTTCTTACTGGCTCGCTTAATACAAAGGTAAAGCAAGATATTTTAGCAAATACAAAACCGTATACCTGTAGCTATTGTTACGGATTAGAAGAAAATAAAAACTCGTATAATATTGTTAGTAGTAGATTATATTACTTAAAAGAATTAAAATCAGTTGATCGTGATTTATACGATAATCCAGAAAATTTTAATTTACATCATATTGATGTTAGATGGCGCAATACTTGTAATTTTGCATGTGTATATTGTTCACCTGACTATAGCAGTAAGTGGGCAGACGAACTTAAAATTACAATTCAGCAACCATCTGATGAACGCTTCAGGGAACTTAAACAGTATGTTCTTGACAATGCACATCAGCTTAAAAATATTTACATGGCAGGCGGCGAACCGTTGCTAACTAAAGATAATGAAGAACTACTTGAAGTATTGTTAGAAAAAAATCCAGATGTAGAATTAAGAGTAAACACTAATTTAAGTAAAACAAATACTAGAGTATTAGACTTAATATGCCAATTTAAAAATGTCCATTGGACTATTAGTGCTGATAGCATTGGTGAAAATTTTGAATATATGCGATATGGTGGAAAATGGAAAGAATTATTAGAAAATTTAGAACGCATACGGCATTTACCGCACAAGTTAACATTTAATATGGTATGGTGTATTTTAAATTATAATGCTATTTTTGATGCCATTGATTATTTTTTAGCAGATGGATTCCACCAAAATAGCTTTATTTTAACTGCAATATTCGGCCCTAAGTGGTTAGATACTAGACATCTGCCAGATAATGTGTTAAACTCAATAACAGAAACATTGACAAATAAGATTACAGAAAAACCTGGATACTTATTAGAAGATGGCTATAGGAATTTGCTAACACATCTACAGCAACCGTTTGCTTTGCCAATACAGGCAAAGCAACCATTTGAAAAAGATTTAGCAGGAGCATTTAATAAATTGTCTGAATTAGATCAACGTCGAAATTTAGATAGCAGTAAGATTTTTAAAGAATTATATAAATTAAAAGGAAACTAATCGTGGCAAATAAACCATTTGACGTATCAAAGTTCCGCAAGGAAATTACTAAGAGCATTGACGGACTTAGTATTGGATTTAACGATCCTACAGACTGGATTAGCACAGGCAACTTTGCGCTAAACTATCTCATTAGCGGAGACTTCAACAAAGGTATTCCACTTGGTAAAGTAACAGTATTCGCAGGTGAGTCTGGCGCAGGCAAGTCTTATATCTGTTCTGGTAACATTATTAAGAACGCACAAGAGCAAGGCATCTTTGTTGTGTTAGTTGACAGTGAAAACGCACTTGACGAAGATTGGCTTAAAGCACTTGGTGTAGATACAAGCGAACAAAAACTTCTAAAATTGTCTATGGCAATGATCGATGACGTTGCTAAAACAATCTCAACATTTATGAGTGATTACAAATCACTACCAGACGGCGAACGTCCAAAGATTTTATTTGTTATTGACTCGTTGGGTATGTTGTTAACTCCTACAGACGTTAATCAGTTTGAAGCGGGCGAAATGAAAGGAGACTTGGGTCGTAAGCCTAAGGCACTTACAGCACTAGTTCGTAACTGTGTAAATATGTTCGGTAGTTACAATGTTGGCTTAGTAGCAACAAATCACACATACGCAAGTCAAGATATGTTTGACCCAGACGATAAGATATCGGGCGGTCAAGGATTTATCTATGCTAGTTCTATTGTTGTAGCTATGAAGAAACTCAAGCTCAAAGAGGACGAGGATGGCAACAAGATTAGTGATGTAATGGGTATCCGTGCCGCTTGTAAGGTTATGAAAACTCGTTATGCTAAACCATTTGAAGGCGTTCAAGTTAAGATTCCATACGAAACAGGTATGAGCCCTTACAGTGGTATGGTAGACTTAGCTGAGAAGCGTGGTTTGCTTAAGAAAGAAGGCAACAGTTTAGTGTTTACAACTAGTGATGGTGAAATTATTAAACAATTCCGTAAGAAGTGGGAAGCAAATGAAGATGGTTGCTTAGATAAGATCATGGCAGACTTTTCAAATCAGAAAGACGCAACCCCGGTTGAAGAAGCTGACGCCGAGTAATGTCAGAATTATGGAAGCCGCCCAGTGATACTGCCTGTAAGTTAAAGTGGGCATGGTCGACTATTTTTTTAAATTCAGGAACGACTAAAAGTTGTTTCCATAATCCAATAGCTAACTTTGATACCAAGGAATTTAACTTTCATAATATTCCTATAAAGGTTGTTGATCGTCAAGAAATGCTCGAAGGTAAATGGCCTACTGGTTGCGCCTATTGTAGTAAAACTGAAGCAGTAGGCGGAACCAGTGACAGGCAAAGTCATAATAATATCCCGGCATTAATACCCAACGATTTGAACACTGTTACACAACCTAAGTTACTTGAAGTATTTTTTAATAACACTTGTAATTTAAGTTGCTTATACTGTTCGCCAGTATTGAGTTCAACGTGGTCTCAGGAAATTTCTAAATTTGGAATTATTGATTTTTATCCAAGACTTAGTCGCACATTTGAACAGGATCGAGAAGAATATTCAAAGACATTAGATCGATTTTTTGAATGGTTCAAAGACAATAAACACACACTTGAACGTTTGAATATTCTAGGTGGCGAACCGTTCTTACTAAAAGAAACCAGTAGATTATTAGAAGTGTTAGCTACAGACACTGCTAATTTAGAACTAAACTTAGTAAGTAATCTTATAATTGAAGAAACTAAATTTGATGAGTATGTTGACAAATTAGTTAATTTAGTTAATAATAAGAATATATCTGGCGTTGTAATAATGGCTAGTATCGATGGTTGGGGTGCCGAGGTTGATTTCCAAAGGTATGGCATAGATCGACAATTATGGTTAAGAAATTTTAATAAGTTGCTAACAACACCAGAAATAAAATTAGATATTAATCTTGCTATAACATGTTTGACAATACCGAGTATTCCTGAAGTAATTCGATTATGGAATACATGGAACAAAACTAAAGAAGTTGGACTGCAAGGAACCAGAGTATTTGAACCTAGTTTCTTAGCACCCGAAGTATTGCCGGCTAGCGTAAATAGAAAGTATTTTGAAGAAGCGTTGGAGTTAATTCCCGAAGATACTTGGTATAAGCGTTGGTCTAAAGAAAGATTTTCTAATTTATTGCCTGTATTTGATAAGTATCCAGAAGGCAATATTGATGAAATGAAAAAATTAAAATTGTTTCTCATTGAAATTAGTCGTAGACGATCAGTAGATTGGACTACAGTATTTCCACAAATTAATAAGGAGTTGTTAAAATTATGAGCGTTGAATTAGCAAAAGAAATATGGGACGAACTCAAGCGTTACGTCAATACTGTAGACCGTGACGAAGCGGCCGAAACATTAGTTTCAGTATTAATCGACAATGATTGTGATGCCGACGATATTAAATCAGCGTTCAAATCAGATTCAGCAGTTAAAGCAGCATTAGCACACTACATCAAAGATCATCAAGAAGAAGATGATGACGAGGAAGACGAGTATGAATATGATGACGAGGAAGACGAGTATTAATGTGGTATAGTAAGGTTGTTGCCAGTCTAGGCAATATTCCAGACTTTATAGCATACTACGAGCGCGAGCTCGAAGATGCTAAACGTGACGTTAAGGTTGGGGGTCTCATTGAGAAAAATATCAAAGAGCTCCCTGGAATCACTGAACACAGGTTTAATCAACTACAAGAAATTGAAGCAATCTTAAATCATCTTAATATACAGTTACGCAAAATTCGTCGCAAACACTTTCAAAAGTATTTAGAAGGCTATGCTCGCGCCCTCACTAGTCGCGATGCTGAAAAGTATGTTGATGGCGAAGAAGAAGTTATCGATTTTGAAACTATTATCAACGAAGTTGCATTTTTGCGTAATCGTTGGTTAGGCATTATGAAAGGGCTTGATAGTAAGTCTTGGATGAGCGGCCATATTGTTCGCCTACGCACAGCCGGTATGGAAGATATTCAACTTTAACATGTTTCGTAGTCCTGAAGAATCTCATAGACATAGTCTTGAAACATTAAATCAATTATATGAATATGATGATTTTATGCTTAGTATCAAGACCATGATTGATCTTGGTTGTGGATCCGGTGAGGATTTAACATGGTGGGCAACACGAACTACTAGAGACGAAATTCCAACACGATTAAACATACGGTGTATAGGAATAGATTTAGGACCTGACTTATTAGTAACTAAAGATTATAGTAATATTCTTTATTATTCTGCAGACTTCGAAGACACTATTCCATTAAACTCTGGAATGGTTGATGTGCTTTGGTGCCATGACAGTTTTCAATATGCTAGAGATCCAATAAAAACATTAACTAATTGGTGGCATTTAGCCAGCCCTGGCGCTATGCTATATTTGGCAGTTCCTGTAACACAACGTATTCACCATAATCAAATTGATTATTATCTACCTAACGGATGCTACTATCATCATACTATGGTTAGTTTGATTTATCAATTAGCAACTGCTGGATGGGATTGCCGATCTGGATTTTTTAAACAAGCACCCCAAGATACGTGGATACACGCAGCTGTTTATAAAGGTGAAACACCCCCGCAAGACCCAAAAACTACTACTTGGAATAGTTTGTCAGAGCTTAAATTATTGCCCGAATCTGCAGATCGTAGTATATTTGCGTATAATTATCTGCGTCAACAAGATCTTGTTGTTCCTTGGCTCGATCATAGCTTAACTAGCATGGCTCTCCGTTAGTTTTGATAAATAATTAGACTAGGAGAGTTTAACACATGACAAACAGAACATTAGAATTTTATGGATACGCATATGGAAATGCGCCCGTATTATTAAACGCACATATCAATGGCAACGTGGTTTTTAGTGGTTCTGTAGCTACAGTAGATGAACCACTACCAGGCAACCCTGATTTAACCGCAGCCCCAGTATTATTCAGTATTACTGACAGCACAGATATTACCACTGATTTCTCTGGAAATGTTCCAATGACAGTATCTGTGGCTAATGGCAATGGTGTAGCGATGGGTAATATTTTCTGTAACTATATGCAAACCATTGAAGGTTCTAACGTGTTAGTTTTATCTAATTCATCAATTTCGAATAATACACTAACTATTGGAGCAATAACTTCTGGAACCCCTGCACCCGGACAACGAATATGGTGGGGCACCGATTTTCAGGAAGGTCCAGTGACCGTTGGCAATATTGCTAATTTAGCCGAAGGATCTATTCAGGTTTATCCTAGTGCAAATGTGGCCCCAGGACCTATGCAAGGTCAGCAATTAGTTAACGTTGCTGGAACATCTACAGATTTTGTAAGTTGCTATAATGGAATTCCTACTAATAGTGACAACACTGCCGATCCAAGAAG